GTCAAGACTCCAAAGTGCAGAGAGCAATATCCAAAATCAAGTCATGAACGCTACTTCCTATGCAAATATGGCAGAAAGGTCAAGCCAGCAAGCGGAAGGCTACAAAATGGAGGCGAGTACATCGGCGCAGAAGGCGAGGGAATCCGAGACAAAGACGCTTGAAGCTTTGAAGAAGGCACAGGAAGGCGGGAAGGTTGCAGGCGTTACCGCAGATGAAATGCATAGCTACGTTGATACCGCTGTAGGAAAGGTAAAGAGCGGAATCACGGAAACGGAAGCTATTGCCGTCGTAGGTTCTGAATTAAAGAAAAAGGAAGTCCCGCAGAAAGATTACAAGGCGCTTACAAAGACGCTTGTTAGTGGTGAAAATAGCACGCTTGAAAATATAGGGGAAAACACCCTTGTAGATGGAAAAACGTTGTCTAGTGCCCTTAGTGGAGTTGCGGAAGGAACTAAGGAAAGATTCCTTGATAAAAGCGGGCTGAATGGCGCTGTTACGCCGATTGTGGAGAATGTAGTTAAAGAAAGAATGAAGGGGAATAAAGACGCAGAAGGGGCAATGAGGTTTCTGCTGGCAAATCCTTACAGCAGTGTATCGAATTATACAGAAAATGCGCTCGTAAGTGGAAAAGCATTTGAAAGTACTGTAAAAACGATAGGAAGTTTTGTTAATGGAAGAATAGAAGACGCTGCAAAAACTGACAAAGAACTATCACGTCGGATTGGATATTCTGGCACTGCATTAGAAATAATGCAACGAATAAAAAGATTGGTTAAGTATAATGATCACACATTTATAATGCCTTGGGATTATATAGACATTCCGACAACTATTCCCGGAACAGAAAATATGCGCTTTTATGTAATGGGAATAGACATGGATGAATCAAATAATAGTATTGATTTTATCAGTTTTGATTACCCTGAAAGAATCCTTATGACAGAGGAAGAACTAAAAAGCTTTGGCTCTGCAGACGATGAAAAAATCCTAGGATTGGTAAATAATAAGATAAAGAGTGACCAAAGGCTTGGAGAGCTTAATTCATTAGCGAACCTTGGGTTGATATCTAAAATTAAACGTTTCTATGGGAATATGAAAACTCAAAATGAATTTCATTTTTGGACGATTGATTTGGGCGAAGTTTTTGGACCAATGTCTTTCATGTTTTCCATCGTTGAAGGGCTTGAAATGAGCGTACGGGGTTCTTATCAAGTTGAATTATTTAAAACCATAAAATACAGAAGAATCATGAACAAAGGTAAATATCTAACATGTTCATGTAGACCGGATTTTGTTACAGTGCTTGATGAACAAGGAATCCCTAGAAAACTTTCTTTGAAAGATGCATTTGGGGTGTTGCCACAAGGTACAAGCCAAGAGGATGTGCGAAAGCTAAGACCTATCATTCCTGTTTGTTTCAGAGTTACAGTGGATAATTAAAAGCAAAGTGGAAGGGTTTGCCCTTCCTTTTTGCTTGGGAAAATATAGAGAAGTTCAAGGACAATGAAAGAAAAAGGAAGGAGCGGAGACAATGAAAATAACAGTAGGGGAGATTCTTTCTCTCGTTGATGACGCAAGACCGAACGCCACAAGCGAGAGTCTTAAATTACAGTTTTTAAACGAAGTGGAAGCGGAGATATTCGATAACTACCTTGCTTTTCAGAGGGGAACAGAAGCACATATCAAGCCGATTCATGCAAGAGGGTATCTCCATAAAGAGAAGGACGATTTAAAGGGAGATGCCGTTAGAGAAGGCAGAATAGACAGCACCGTAACCATCATGGGAACAGACCCGTACTATATCGGGAATCCCTTAGAGAGCAGAAAGACAGACGGAGAAGCACAGAACGAAGCTATGCGGGTAATGGAAGAGACAGAGGAAAACGGAGAAAAGAAGATTGCAAGCGTGGATAGAGGGATTCCCGTTCTTGTTCCTTACACGGCGCAGGATACGGACAGCGTAGTTCTCCTAGACAGCCGTTTCAGCGGTATCTATATCGCATACCTTAAAGCAAAGATTGATTTCTTAGAGGATGAAATAGAGAGCTATGCGAATGATGTACAGGCGTATCAGGCAGAAAAAGAGGCATGGCTTAGTTACATGAATCGCTATCTCATTCATAACGAGAGGAAGCCGAGGGGGTTAATCTGATGAATTTTAAACCTATGCAAGCACTGGGGAAAATGAAACAGAGTATCGGCGTTTTTGGTGGGCTGAATCAGTCAAGCGTTGGGGCGGATAATGAGTTTTTAGATATGAAAAACATATCATCAAGGCTATTCCCGTCCCTTACTTTGCGTGAACCGAATTTGCCTTTTACTGAATCGGAAGAACCAGTACAAATCTTTTATAAGAATTCCTTATATATGTTCGGGAAGAATGCGCTTATCTATGACAAAAAAAGAATAGCATTAAAAAAGACCGTGGAATTAGACAGGGTTCTAGTCGGAATGGGCGCCTGTTTCGGAAGGTTCAAGCTTTGTAAAGATTCAAGGGAAGAACATCGGAAAGAATTTCAAACGGGATGATGTTGTCACGCTTTCAGGTTTTACGCAGTACACGGAGACACTGAATGCCACTAAAGCAATAAAGGAGATAGGGGATGATTTTATTGTCATTTCCGCAGTGGATGAAAACGGCGTAGCATTGCGAAGTATCACGGAAGAAAGCGGAGTAAAGATTGTTCGTGCTGTTCCCGATATGGATTACGTTTGTGAATTCAATAATCGCTTGTGGGGGTGCTCCAGTGCGAATCATGAGATTTATGCATGTAAGCTTGGAGACCCGACCAATTGGAACAGCTTCCAAGGCACGGCAGCGGACAGCTATGCGGTGTCTGTCGGGAGTGACGGGGATTTTACGGGAGTTATCAGTCAACAAGGCTATGTTGTGTTCTTTAAAGAAAACTATATCCATACGATTTACGGTACGAAACCTTCAAACTTCAGCCTTGATACCGTAGAAGCAAGGGGAGTAATGAAAGGGTGCAGTGCTTCTCTTTGCCATGTGAATGAATCGGTAATGTATGTAAGCCGTGACGCAGTGATGATATATCAAGGCGGAATGCCCGAATCGGTATCGGATAAGCTGAAAGTTAAGTGGAATCATGCCATTGCGGGGCAGTGGAGAGGAAAGTATTACGTTTATTTGAGAAACGACAATCAAGGATCTATGTATGTGTTTGACCTTAAAAATCAGTTGTGGATAAAAGAAGCGGACATAGAAGGAAAGATATACAGCCTTGTAAGCGCTTCAGGGAATCTTAATTCCATTTATGAAAAGCCTGTAAATGGCGTGTTCCCTCTTTATTCAAGAAATACAATGGCAGACGATATGCAAGACTATGAAAACACAGAATGGTATCTTGAGTCTGTGTATTTGGAAGAGGGCACGCTTGACAAGAAGAAGGTGCGATCTCTTCAGTTTAACATTGAATTAGAGCCGGACGCAGAATGTACGGTCTACGTTCGCTATGACAATGAGGAAACATGGAGAAGAGAAGCATCTATCACAGCGGATAAGCGGAACACCTATCTTATTCCTGTGAAGCTAAAGCGTTGCGAAAGATATCAGTATAAGCTTTCAGGGCATGGGAAATTCATCTTGTACGGCATGAGTAAGACTATCGGGAAAGGAAGCGAGCGATGAGCGTTTTTACAGTTCCGAAGATTTCAATTGGAGAGATTAAGAACCTTGAAAAGGTAAAGCTGTACCTTGCGGAACTGAACAAGAAGATCCGCTTTCTTTCTGAAAATGTGGACGGTGACAATATAGTCCCGTCTGAATATCAGAAGTTTTACCAAAACGAAGAAAAGGCAGTAGAACTCGTTCATTCAATGGACGGGTTCACACTTGCTATGGAAGACCACGAAGAAAATGCAAGGACTGCAATAGAGCAAACAAGTAGAGCACTAAACCTTTATGTGAAGGAAGATAGTCTGCTTAACGAGATAAAGCTTTCTTCTGAAAAGATAGTGATTCATGGCACAGGGTTAGAGGTCGATTCGAAGAACTTTAAGCTTGATAATGCAGGGAATTTAAAGCTTAGCGGAAGTATTACAGCAGAAAGCGGAAATTTCGGAAGCTTTCAGATTGTAAATGAAAACGGGAAGAGTTTTCTACGTGGCAACACTATAGACGCTTGCGGACTAGGGGGCACGATTGTAAATGTGCGAAACCGCCTAGATATAACCACGGATAAGGATATAACAGGATGTTATATAGATTTTAGTAACTGCAAAATTGAAGTAACGGAAAAAACCTATTTCGGATGGTTTGCGTGCGATGATGTTGTGTGCGGGTCTACAGTATACGCAAATTGCGGGCAATGTAGGGATGCTTATATTGGCGGGCGTTTAAGCTGTTACGATATTTTCTCAAATGACAGAGGGATAGCATGGAGCGATAGGAGAGTAAAGAAGGAGATTAAACCTATAGAAAATGCCTTGGAATATATCCTGTCCTTGCGCCCTGTGTCGTACAAGCTAAAGGATGAAGAGGGCATACATTATGGGCTTGTTGCGCAAGAGATTCTAAGCGGTGGAGACCCGTTCGGAATCGTTCACACAATGGAAAATGGCTATTATTGCGTAAACTACGAAGCACTACACGGAGTTATAGCAAAGGCTATACAAGAGTTAAAGGAGCTAAGCGATGATTTATAAGATTGAGTCGCCCGACAGCATAAAGGAAGCAAAAGAGGTTGAGGGGCATATAACAAGAATAAATAGAGCCGTGCAGAACGTCTTTTCTTCTTTGGATGCTGTAGATAATTTTTCGACAGAGGAATTACTTAGGTATGAAGAGACTAAGCATAATTTAAGCCTTTTAGATATGGGCGCAGGTGGGCTTTATACAAAGGTCGAAGAAACGGAAAAGAAAATAAAAACAGAGTTAAAGGCATCGGAGCAGGGTATCTCTTTGCTAGTTAGTAAAGGAGAAGTAACGAATTCGATAAATCTTTCCTCTGATACATTAGAGATAAAGGGGGAACGCTTAGAAATTGCGTCCCCTAATTTTGTACTTACTAAAGATAGAGCTGTAGCAAAAGGGGAGATTGTGGCGACTTCCGGTAACATAGCAGGGTGGGAGATACAGAGCGACGCTCATGGCTCTTCATGGTACGGGAAAGGTACATCAATGATAGAAGCAAGAAATATATTTGCTGACTACGGAGATGCAAAAGAGATAAACGCATACGGCGACGTATATATCAATGCAACCTTTAAGGGAAATTTTGAGGATATAAACGTTAATAACGCCAAGTTCTTAGGGTCTATCTCTTGCTCTGCAATGGAGAGTAACGGAAGACTTACGTGCAATGCAATGCGCCTTCATACTACGCAAAGACAATACGGAGAAAAGATTCCGAGTAGACCCGAATACCCGGATAAGGAAGAAGTAAAAGAGTTTGACGAAACCGACAAGAACTATAAGCACTACAATACGAACTCTTCCCCTGTAGGTGGACTACTTGTTTATGACAATGTAGAGTGTGGAAGCTATTACTCAAAGCTTGCGGGAAAGACCTATTCGGACAGGCGGCTAAAGGAGAACATCAGAAAGATAAATGCCGAGGAAGGGTACAAATTACTGGATGCGTTAAAGCCTTGCTCCTTTGTGTATAAGGAAAGCGGGATCAGTGCTACCGGATTTATTGCACAGGAAACGCCGGAAGAATATCGGAAGGAAATAAGAGATGGGCTATTAGGCCTTGAAATGGATTCAATCACGGCTTGCCTTGATAGCGTCCTAAAGGATATGGGGGAGAAATATGGAAGAGTTGGAAAAGATTAAGGGCTTGCTCCTGCAAAATCAGAAAATCATCCGCTACGCATCGGAGAACCTTACCTTTGATTCCGCATTTTCAAATGAGTTTGTAAAGGAATATTCGGAATTGCTAGGGAAAATTTCAGAGTACGAGGTTAGTCTTGAGAAGATAAGATACCGCATAAAAGGAATAAAAAGCGATATTGAATCAAACGTGAAACTACTTTCCGACACCTTGGAATTAAAGGTAAAGAAAGCAGACACGATAAAGGAGTTAAATACGGAAATATCGCTTGGAAAAGGGATTAAGTTAAAAGGGGAGCGTCTAAAGGTAGATACAGAGCGCTTTAAGGTAAACGAAGCCGGGGTACAGTTTAAAGGCGAAGTAAATGCCACGACAGGCAGGATAGGCGGTTTCTTGATAAGCGGAGACAGGCTTATCGGTGGAGAGGGTTCTTCTATCGGATCCGGAACAATTGAGACAGCCTATATGAATATGCGAGGGGCGAATGCGGAATTAATAGATTGTAACCCGGAAGATATAACGGGGAAAAGGGTGGTATTTACATCTAATCGAAAGCTGGATAAAGAGAGTAAGAGCGGTTCGTCAACGTCCATAAAAGGGGAGTTATCCATATCCGGTGCAATCCATGCAACATACGGATGGCAAAATGAGCGGGATTCAGACGGGGAAGAGCATGGAACATTGCCCAGCTTTTCCTTTGATGTGATAGATGTAAAAAGTATGTGCACCTTGTCTAGCGAGAACGGGTCACAAACCCCTGCGCATCGTGTTACATGTTCGCAAATCCTAGCACAAGGGAAAGACTGGTGGAGTGATGAAAGGTTAAAGGAAGATATAAAGGATCTTGATGGGGAAAAAGTAATGCGCTTGTTTCAAGCGATTACACCTGTTGAATATTCCATGAAAGGGGAGAAAAAAAGGCATAAGGGATATATAGCGCAAGATTTCTTCTTTGCAATGGAGCAAGCTGGATTCAAGGGAATCGTAGAAAAGAACGGAAACTATCTAGCAATGTGCTATTCGGAAATTATTCCATTCAGAATCAAGATGATTCAAGAAATATACAAAAAGATAAAGGAGAGAAAGCAAAATGGAAATAAAGGATAAGGATTTAATGAAGGCACTTGAAATGATGAATAAGGTTTCAGTAACGGGGATTTCCAACATGGCGAATCTAGTAACCGCCTATCAGCTACTTACAGGGATGGCGACTGTAGAAGAGAAGGAAGGAGAAAAGGACAATGGCACTAAGTAATTCAATCGTTGATTATTTGAATCAGAGAGGGCAAGGAAGTTCCTTTGCTGCACGAAAACAGCTTGCAAGCCAGTTAGGCATGACGGGGTATAGCGGGACGGCAAGCCAAAACACAAGCCTTTTAAATCAGCTTAGAAATAATGTGGGACTTGGGGGAAACAATACGCCTTCTGCAAATGTAACGGCGGGGATGAATGCTACAGCAAACGCAGGGGGTGCGAATGGCGGGGCGACAGTCACAGAAAGCTATAGTTCTTCTTCCTACGGCGGGGGAAACAAATATCCTGCACGTAAATATAGCCAGTCCCAACAAGTGACAGACGCATACAATGCGTATAAGGCAAGGCTATCAAGAATGCCCGATGACTATAGCGAGTCTGACGAGGTGGAAGCAAGAAGAGAACAATTAAAGAATGTAGAGGAAAATAGACCCGATCCGTTTAAAAGTAAATACGAAGCGCAGATTTCGGGACTGCTAGACCAAATCTATAATCAGAAAAAATTCTCTTATACAGGAAAAGACCTAAAGAACGACGACCTCTATCAGATGTATGCACAGCGTTATACAGATTCAGCCCGTAGGGCGATGCAGGACACTATGGCAAATGCACAGGCGCAGTCGGGCGGCTATGGTTCTTCCTATGCTGCACAAGTGGCACAACAGTCCTATGACAATACCATGACGGGCTTAAATGATAAGGTTATGGATTTTAGAGACAGAGCCTATCAAATGTATAGGGACGATCAAGCAAACAGATACAACCAGTTGCAGGCGTTCCAAGGGCAGGACAACACAGATTACGGAAGATATAGAGATACCGTAACCGACTGGCAGAATGATAGAAACTATTTCTTAAATGCCCTTAATGGAGAAAGAGCGCATGACCTTAATGTCTATAACGCCAATACATCGAATTACTGGAACGGCACGAACCATCTAGCGGGACAGTATAACGCTGATAGAAGCGCAGATATGAACACCTACAAAATGGAGAATGACAATCTGAATTTCGATAGAGAAATGGCGATGAAAGAGGAGCAATGGGCGAAGGAATACGCCATGAAGAAAGAAGCGCAAGACCTTGATAATGAACTTGCAAGGCTGAACATCGACAAAACGAAACAGGCACTAGCGGGAATGGTTGCAGGTGGAAGCCGTGGCGGTGGCGGCGGTGGAAGAAGAGGAAGAAGAAAAAAGGAAAAAGAAGAGAAGGTTTACAAAGACTATGGAACTAAAACCTATGGCAAGACCGGACGGACACTGAGAAATGTGTTTGACATGATGTATGCCGAAGAACCGGATTTTAATAGTGGTGCGAGCAATGTAACCGCACAGCCTAGATTAGCCAAGAATGCCAATACAGTATTGAAGTCAATCTATGATATGGATGGCAAAAACTACGACTTAGATACAACACCGGACGACCCGTATACATATATCATGAGGAATGCCGCAAGAAAGAGCAGAAAAAATTTTGGCTTTTAAATAAAAGGGGGAAAGAATGGGAAGATTAAGTTCTTTATTTGATACTAAAAGAAATGAAGAGAATAGAAGACTTATAAATGGTTATTTCGAAGAAAAAGCGAAGAGAGAATCGCTACCAAAAACCGAATACAGAACGAATACAGGGGCGACGAGTACCGCCCCTTCTTCCTATTCTCCTATAAATGCAGAAAGTTCTGTGACTACCACTCCGGCAGAGCCTAGCCTTTATGCTAAGTATAAAAGCCCGCTAGAAAATAAAGTAACCTACGGGGGAATTCACGATGCCCCTGTTTCCTTTGTGAAACCAAAACAAGCCACAGCGGAAAACACACCGCCTATAACACTTACAGACGCCGACTATGAAAAAATGTGGCAGGACTATTCGAAAAGGCATCCTGTGCGTATTCCGGAAAATTATAATGGAAGAGCCGAATTTGCTACGAATGCTAATCCTATGAGCAAGGACGATTATATGGCTCTTGTAAAAGGGGACTATGAAAAGTCCGGGGAATATAAATTCCTGAACACACTTTCGCAAGTCCCCGTTGCAGGGAAAGCCGCGCCTTTATTAGGTACGGCATGGAACATGACGCAAAGCACTCTGTCCGGCGCGGAAGGACTTGTTAACACAGCAAGACAAACCTTTTCGAAGGAAAAGCTAAAGCCCGAAGATATGCTGCAGGCAATGAAGGCTAACGCCGTAAGAGAAGGAAGTTTAAGGGCTTTAAGAAACAATCTAGGAATGAATCATGACGACGGGAGACTTGACACAGGAGAGAAGGCAACAAACTTTTTAGGTGGTGTTTTTCTTGATGGAGCAAGTTCTGCAGCTAGAAATCTTGTGTTCGGTCCGGCGGGGCTTGCATTAGCTGCAGGAAGTGCTACCAATCAAGAGTTCCTAGAGGATTCAGTAAACCCTAACATCACAAGAAATCAGATGCTTGCTAGTGGAGTTGCAAAGGGTGCGGCAGAAGCAGCGTGGGAGTATGCGCCGACTATGCGATTCCTTAAACTGTCTAAAAACGGATTGGGAACGACGGGGAAGGAAGTTGCTAAAAATGTCCTAAAGCAAATGGGGCAAGAAGGAATAGAGGAGTTCGGAACAGACATCACGAATGATATAACTGACGCTCTCATTAAAGGCAGGGAGTCCGATGTAGTAAAAGAATATCTTGCTAGGAAGGAAAACGGAGAGAATAACACTTCCGCAGTGCTGAATACAGGAGTAAGCAGGTTAGGAAATGCGGGAATGAGCTTCCTTGCGGGTGCTTTATCCGGTGGAATGTCCGCAGGAGTTGCAGGCGTAACGCATACACTCACCAATGGTGCACAGTACAATGATATAAATAACTTCAAAGAGATTGCAGAGAGTGCCGACACGACTACAGAAGAAGGAAAAGCAATTCAAGAGGTGGCAAACCGACTTGCGGAGAAAGAAGCAAGAGGAGAGAATATAAGCACACTTGAGAGAGGGTATCTTGCCAATGCTATAGAGAATGCCACCATTGAAGGATATAACAGAGAGCAAGAAGCATTACAGGAAGAAAGTAAAGATAACCTTCAAGAAAGTAAAGATAATCACCAAGAAGAAACCGAAGCGGAAAAGCCCGGCTCTGTTCCTTATGCGCTTTTCTCAAATACAGAGGCGGGACAACAAGCGAAGCTTGAAAATGCAATCAATGAGAATTTAAGCAAGGCAAACAGAGAGAGTATCGACTATAAAAACCCTCTGCAGGAGTTTTCCAAAAACTACGACAAGGAAGGGCAAAAGGCATTCGTAGAGAATTATGACGGGAACATCCCTTTGACTGATTACATCAAGGCAAGCACGCACGCTTATAACCTTGGGCGGTATAACTATAATCTGAACGGCGAAGATAGCCTAGAAAAGACTGCAAGCATGGCTTTACTTTCCAAGGAGCAGAGAGAAAGCCTATTCAAGGCGGGAGTAAAGGACTACGAGAACGCAATTAGTAAGTGGAACATAAAATACAAAGAGCGTATAGAAAAGAGAACAGGCGGACTAATGGATAGCGTCCCGCATGCGCCGGAGAATCTGAAAAAGGTATTAGGTGCGCTCGGAAAGAAGACGGGTATTCTTTTCCGTATCGTGGATTCCAAATATCAAGACGGAAACACAAGCAATGGATCCTATGAAATGGGCAAAGGAATTATCACTATCGACCTGCAGAGTGATAATATTCTCGGAACTGTAGCGCATGAAATGACACACTGGATAAAGGAATACGCAAGCGAAGGAGAAGACCAAGGAATGTACGGATGGTTTAAGGGGCTTGCCTTAAACAGCATTCTAAAATCCAAGAACACGGATTTAGATTCCCTCATTGAAACCTATAAGCAGTCCTACGGAAATTTATCCAATGAGGAAATCACGGATGAAATCGTTGCGGATTCCACTATGCACTTCCTAAATGACGAGGAATTCATTAATAAATTGGTGAATGGAACGGAAGAGCAAAAGAGCCTTGGAATGAAGGTAGTGCAATGGTTAAATGATATTATCGAATCGTTCAAGGACTTGATCAGCCATAGCGGGGAGCGACTGGCAAGTAGGGCATTAAGAGAAGACCTAGCAAGATACGAAGAGACAAGAGACGCATGGCTTGTTGCTATGTCAACAGCTAAGGAAAACATGGCGCAATATGAAGCGGTAACAGAAAACAGCGACAGCGGAGAACTGTCGCAAGTTCAGTTGCAGAAAATTATTGAAGACGGAAAGAAACAGAACAGGGAAATATTGTTCAAAAATATTTATGAAAACCCTGACTCATATAATGATAAATATGTCTATGCAGGGGAGACACCTAGTATTCTTTCGAAAATACTAGGCATAAGAGAGTTGCCTATGGTTATAGAAAAAGAACACATTATTTCCATGCAATCCAAAGATGACCAAGAAGTAATTGAAAAAATCAATCCTAAAAGAAAGGACATAGAGAGATATAACGCTCACACACTAACAGCAAAAGATATTTTAAATAGCATTGAAGGGTTAAATAGTCCACAGTATATTATTAAGTACAAAGCAAAACAAAATGACTTTAAGCTTACAGTGGTTACAGATTATAGCATTGGAAACAGCCCTGTAATAGTTGGAATTATACCGTCGATTCAATCAGGGTACTTAAATGTTCAGTTTATTTCGAATAGAATAAGTTCTATATACGATAAGTCATCAATAAATGAATACATTAATAAAGCTGTAAGAGAAAATAGACTTCTATATGTTTCCGATTATATAGAAAAAAACAGAGAGCTGGCCAAAGTTGGGTCTACTCACCAACAGCTACCAGACATCTCTGTTATTGATTCAAACTTAGCACGCTATAAAGATGGTGTCAAGGGGATTCTAGCCAAAGATAGCAAGAAATTATTGGAAAATTCGGAGTCGATTATTAAATACGAGAATGGAGAAAGTACAAAACTTCTTAATCAGTTGGATATTTCCGAAGACTACTATAACAGCCTTGTAGAAGAGAATGAAAACCTAAAGGAAGAGAATAGCTATCTGTCCGATGTGCTGAACGCAGAAACACGATTCGAGCCGTCAAGGAGCGATGTAAACCGTATTGCAAGTGATTTGCTTTCACAGTACAATTCGCAGTTTAGTAAGGCAAAGCTTGCGGATCAGTTAAGCGGTTTCTATAAGTACCTTAGCGAAGCAAGAGATATTGACGGCGGAGAGGTGCGGAGTGTAAGCCGTGCGCTTGCTAGAGAGGTTATAGAGAATGCCACCTACAAGGAAGATTCCGAAGTGCAGGACTATAATAAGATAAAAGAGTTCTTTGGCGGAAGACCGATATATATTACTGAAAAGGAATTGCACGACCTAAGATACGAGAAATTCGGAGACCTTAGAAAGCAGTATTTCGGAAAGATTGATTTCAGAAAAGCAACAGTAGATAACGGGGGAAATGCAGACAAGGTATATAAGAGTTTTGCAGAAGCGTTCCCTTACCTTGTTGCAGGCGATAAAACCTATTCCGACGAATTGAATAAGCTTATCGAAGCATACGAAATGTCTATCCCTAAAGTGTATGAGGCTTTCCCCGGAGAAGAGCAAGAACACGCAGTCGATAGGCTTTCCGATGAAATATACGACGCTTTTCTTTCTGTCGGAGATGAAAGACTTTATCAGAAGTACAAGGACGGCTATAAGAAGATAAAGGAAAAGGCAAGGGCAGAAGTACAGGCAGAGTTTCAGAAGAAGTATAACAAGGCGCTTGATAAGATTAAACAGCTTAGAAAAGACTATGAAAATAGTCTTATTAGCCATGAGGAATTTATAGACGCAGAATCTCGTCTTTTAAGCCGTGGCGGTGCGGAGTATCAAGCCCGCCTTGAAATGCATAGAGCCTTCAGGCAGAAGCAGGAAGAGCAACGCCATAGACAGATTTATAAGAAAGAGATTGTAAGGGATAGTAAAGCCTTGATGAAG